TTACGGTGCGGTGGCGTAAAGGATCCTGTATGCGCCGCCGAGCGGGATGTGCTCCTGGAGGGCGCGCTCAAGACGGTACTGATTGCGTGAACGCCCCCGGTAATAGTGGGAGCGGGAATTGCCGACCTGGCCGCCGGCCTCCCACATGTAGTCCGCGGAGGGGAAGTTTCCGTCGAAATAGTCGAGCAGCCGGGAGTCCTCTTCGACGAGGAGCTGGTCGGCCTGGAAGCGCATGAAGCTTCTGGTCGTGAACGGTCCGTTGGCGACGATCGCCTCCCACTTGGCGCCCTGGTAGGTGACGTGCGCGAGCGGTCCGTATCCGGCGGTCGCGGACCAGTTCGGGGCGGAGGCGGTGCCGGTGTAGGGGCGCCAGACCTGGTCGTCGCTGTCCGGCGGGATCGGCCCGAAGAGGTACTGGACGCTGTTGGCGGCGTAGCCGACGATCAGGTCCAGGGTGCCTGAGTGGGTGACCGCGGTGGTGAAGGTGACCTTGATGCGGTCCCACGGAGCCCCGCCGGTCGTGGGGTAGATCCTCGAAGTCTCGCCCCGTACCCATTCGGATCCGTCGTGCGCCCAGATGGTGACGGGCACGGACTCGAACTTCGGCCGCACGTACGCGGACGCGGTGTAGGTGGTGTCGGGCTTGAGCTGGTCGATCAGCGCGTTCCCGGAGGTCACCGCGCGCATGCCGGTGCGCTGTACGCTGCCGTCCACGAGCACCTGGACCGCGAAAGGGCCGGTGATCTCGAACTCCGCGCAGCCCGGGGTGACGCCCTCACCGCTGCGTGTGATCTTGGTGGTCAGCTCGGTGGCGGCGTTGGTGCGGTAGCCGGTCACGTTGTTCTGGAAGCTGGGGTTGGAGACGTAGTTGACACGGTTGGCGCGGAGCTTGACGGTGAGCTGCTTGGCGGGCTGCCAGGGCCTGGCCGGCGACGCTCCGGCGGGCCGCCCGGCCTGTGTGGTGGGCAGCATGAGGCGGTGTTCGTCGGCCCAGAAGGTGATGGTGGTGAGCGTGGTGGCGGCGGTGATGCGGGGGACGACGGCGGCCCACACGGTGTTCGCGGGCATCTTCACGTAGCCCCAGGCGGTCTGCCAGCGCCTGGCTCCGGCGGTGGCGATGCGGGACTTCTGGATGACGGTGGAGTCGGGGTTGTCGATGTCGACGGGGTCCTGGCGGGCGATCATCGGGCTGCCGATGAAGTTGAAGTTCGCGTCGTAGGCGTTGACCTGGCAGTAGAAGCCGAGGCTGGGACGGTCGGTGGCGGCGGAGACCTGCGCGCGGTAGATGAACCCGGCCTGCACGGGAACGAGCGCGTCGCGGGTCGGCAGCAGTCCGTAGCCGCCGGGCCCGGGAAGAGGCTGGACGGATCCCGTGGACACCTTCTGTCCGCCGTCGGCCGGTGTCCAGGGGGTGTAGCGCACACCGGAGTACGTGGATCTTTTGTTGCGGACGTTGGTGTACGTTCCGAAGTTCTTGACCTGGTCGTAGCTGTTGCCGGGTGTGGGACTGATGTAGCGGTAGAAGCCGGCGTACTCGCCGCAGGAGACGACGTCGGTGACCCGGCGGAACGTGGCGTTGTCGTCGACCAGCTGGTAGGTCGAGGCCACCGACGTCGGCAGGTACAGCACGCGGCCCTCGTAGGATCCCTGCTCCATCGTCAGCAGGTTCTGGCCCACCAGGTCTTCTTCGATGTCGGTGGCCGGCGGGGTCTTCTCGAACTGCATGTATGACAGCTGATGGATCTCTGCGTCGGCGGCCGAGGAGACGTAGCTGTAGGGGCGGGCGAACGCGGCCCGGGGGTAGACGTACCGTCCGGCCAGCCCTGGATAGTTGTTGGGGGCTGTCGCGGTGAGGGACAGCCGCAGCCACTGGTTGTTCGTTGCTGCGCCGGGAACGCGTACGGTCCCCGCTGTCGCGTGGGAGAAGGCGGGGTCGTTGATGGACTGCTCGTCGGGGACGTGGGCGAACTCGGCGAAGGCTCCCTCGATGGGGCTCGGTGTGCTCACGTCTTCTGTACCCTTTCCAGAATCCCGATTCCGAATTCGGTGTTGTTGGTGGAGTTGGTGACGTCTGCCAGCTGCTTCCACCCGCTGGCGTACGTTCCCAGCTCTCGGACGTGGACCTGAATCCTGGATGTTCCGATCGTCACGCGCATGCGCGACCCGTACGGGAAAGCCGTCCAGGTGGCGAGCGGCGCCTGCTGGTCCACGGCGGTGACGTTCCCCGACGCGTCGAAGGTGATGAGCGTGTAGGTGAGCCGTTCGCGTGAGGCGAGGAAGTAGCGGCCCTGCGTGGATGTGCCGCCGTAGCGGAAGCACAGGCCGTGCTCCATCGTCGCGCCTTCGATCGGCTGCGGCGGGCTGACGAACGTCACGTACGCGGTCTCGTCGGTGGTGGCGGTGGTGTAGATCCAGCTCCGGTTGAACCGCAGGACCCGGCCGGCCTGCTTCTCCAGATCGGTGCTCTGTCCCCAGCTGGTGGGGTAGACGAGCCCGTTCTTGGTGGTGAAGTTGCCGCGCGCCCTGATCCAGGGGATCTGCACGCCCATCTGCCAGGGCGCCGGGACCGGCGGCGGCGTGGGCGTGGGGTTGGAGGACGGCGGGTAGATCGCTCCGTCGAACTCGAACCGGTCCAGGAGCTGCTGACGCGGGTCGTCGACCCGGGTGATGCCCATGCTGGAGCCCAGAGCGTCGTACCACTGGATGGTGTTGTGGACCTGTGTGGTCCCCGCGGAGCGGTGGTGGTGGGAGGTGAAGGTGTACTTCTGCACGTCCAGTCCCAGCCACCGCCAGGACCGGTTGTTCGTGGAGTCACCGCTGGGCGCAGTCGAACGCACCTCGGGCAGAGCGCACTGGTAGATGTTCGAGGCCAGGGAGACGGTGTCGCCCTTCTTGTACAGGCTCGTGGAGTTCCATGCGGGCCGCACCGGCAGCGGGATGCACTGGTCGTGGACCTGCGCGGGATCGGGCAGCGACTGGTTGTCGTCCGGCTTGGGCCTGGAGGTCAGCTCCCACAGCCTGGGGTTGACGTCCGGCTTTCGGTCTTCGCTGGACACCAGCGCCCGGTAGACCGGCTCGTAGGGAAGCTGCTGCGGGTTGTAGGTGACGAACTGGCCGGTGAGGTAGCGGGTGTTGGCGGCCCACCCGGTGGTCTTGATGGCGCCGCCGCCCATCATGAACAGCTGCGACGGCTTGGGCGCCGACCCGGTGACGGCGACCGCGAGGGAGTTCCCCGGATAGGGCGGCTTGGGCGTTCCCGAGGGCCACACGCCGGTGTCCGGGCCGCGCACGGAGATCCACATGTATTCGGTCGAACCGTCGAACCGGTCGTTGTACATCGCGTTCGTGGAGGATCCCGTGGGCCGCCATGCGACGTTCCAGTTGCCGTAGCCGTCGGTGCCCGGGTTCCACTCGGAGTCGAAGTCGCGCAGCTGTCCAGCGGTGACCGGCTGCCAGTAGGTGCTGCCGGGGACGTTGGGTTCCTGCCCGCGGTTGGGGAGAGCGTCACGGTGCTGGAGGGTGAAGAAGTTCAGCAGGATACGTTTGCCGGTGGACAGCGGGCTGACGCTGGAGAACGTGACGTCGAGCTTGTTGCCGGTGGGGGACAGGTTGACGGGCCCGAGCCGGACCGGGCTCAGCTGCTGGCGTCCCTCACGGTAGGTGTCCTGCGGGGTGAGCACCGCCGACGACGATCCTGTGTCATTGGTCCATTTCACGCTGACCCGGCATCCGTCGGGGTCGCCCATGAGCGTGACGAAAATGTAGTGGGCCGGCGACTCCGCCGGCGGGGCCGGGAACGTGATCCGGATCCCGTCGCCGACGTTGGTGGCCTCGTACTGGAAGACGCTGTGGTAGGGGTAGGCGAGCGGCTCGTACTGCTCGCTGACCACCCCGGAGGGGATCGCGGAGATCCACGACGGATTGATCTGGCCGGCCGAGTAGTCGATGTACCCGGCGATGGAGCGGTAGAGGCTGCCGCCGTAGGTGACCACCGGCGCGTATCGGGTGGGGCTGATGTGCGTGCCGTAGGTGGCGTCGGGATCCCACACCGGGTAGACGGGCGTGGCGAACGCGGCCATGTCCTGGTCGTGGAGGATGTTGTAGCCGTCGGAGACGTCGGCCCCCCAGCCGGTCATAGACTCCGAGAGCGCCTTCACCGCGACGGGCGTACCGCGGTCCCGCTGGATCATCAGCGCATCCCTCATATACAGACGACGCAACTCCGCCATCGTCGGCAGGCTGTCCAGCAGGCCCAGCTGGTAGGCGATCAGACCGAGCTGCCGGTCCGAGCACTTCTGCGTGTCGTTCATGAACAGCATCCGGTCGTTCTCGCTCTTCATGACGTCGAAGAAGAACCCGAACACGCTCACGAAGTCCATGAGCTGCTGATTGACCGGAATGAAACTCGCCGTGGTCTCGACCTGCGACACCTTGTACGGGCGCGGGATCAGGTCGTACAGCCGCTGCGTGTAGCGGTGGTCCTTGACCGCCAGGCCCACGCAGTACCCGGCCCGGATCCACGGCGCGGTGACGTCGGTGACCTCCCACACCCCGTCGGCGACGTGCGCTGCGGGGGTGAGGTTCTTCGTGTTCACCTTCAGACAGCGGTAGGAGACACCGTTGTCGATGACCATGTCGCCCGGCTGGTAGGTGCGCCATGACACGTAGGTGTCGAGCTGGCTGGAGACGAACACCGCGTAGTAGTAGGGACGCCCGTCGACCACGTTGTAGTCCAGGAACAGGTTCTCCGGGTCACCCGGAGGGTCCTCGTCGCTCTTCTGCTTCCCCGACGCGACGTCCAGCAGGATCACGCCGTCCTCGACGGTGTCCGGCACCCCGTACGGGGAACGCACCAGACGCAGCCTCGACCAGTCCTTCACCCCGGCGAGCGTCTTGGAGTCCTTCGTCTGGGCCGGGTTGTCCCAGGACACCTCCAGCCGCGAGTAGCCGGTCTGCTCGGCGACCATGTTTCCGGCGTCGAAAGCCAGATAAAGCGGCTGCCCGTATTTTTCCTTGCCGTAGAAATCGATCGCGTACTGGGCCATGAGCTACACCGTGTCACGTGCGTAGATCAGTCCGATATTGCAGCTCGCGTCCACCGAAGAAGACGTCACACCGTGCTGGGACACCTGCACCTCGACGTACTGGTCCTTGGACCACTTGCCGGCCCAGGTGATGTTCAGCCGGTGGAAGATACCGTCCTCCGATTCCAGCAGGGAATCCTGGCCGCCGATCTCCTGCCCGTTGACCAGCATCCGGGTGTGCACGAAGTGGAAGTCGCCGCGCCGGTAGGGTCCGGGGTCCGCCTTGATCTGCGCGGTGATCATCCAGAACCCCGTCAGCCCGCAGTAGATCCGGGTGCCGCCCTGGTACATCCTGAACGGATCCCACACCGCGGACGTCCACCGGAACGTCGACCAGTCGTTCGCGCCGGCCGTCACCGGCTGCCCCGACGCACGGATCTGCGCCACCGGCGTCTTGGGCTGCGTCGGCTTCTGCGGCTTGATCGCCCCCGGCTCCAGGTCCGAGGCGTCCAGCTGGATCAGCGTGGTCGCCCAGGTGAGCTGGCGCTGGAGTGCGTCGAGGCGTGTGCCGATGTCCGCGTACTTCTTGGCCCGGCCGAGGGCCAGTTCCGGGGGCGGCATTCTCTCGTTGGCGATGAAGGGCATGTTGAATCCCTCCCAGTTCGCGGGATTCGTGCCGACCGTCTTCTCGATGGCAGTGACCTCGTTCTGGAGGTCGTTGACGTGCGCCGCCCAGACGGTATCGATATTGTCCGTTTTCGGCAGGAAGGTCTTCACCGATACCGGGTACACAGCAGGCATTCTTGAACTCCTTACACGCCGCCCGCAGCGACGATCTCCATGAACCCAAGAACAGGAATCTCAAAATCCCGGCACACGATGTCCGCCGTCGAAGTAAATGTCTGATCACTACGCCGCATCAGCTGAATCTGAGCCCAGTCCACACCCGGCACCGACTGAATACGCCGGTACACCTGACTCAGGGAAACCCGCGAGCCGAACGTCGTCGCCGACGGAGAGAACAGACGCTGCATCGCCTTTTCCACCGCCAGCCTCACCGTGTCCCGCCGATACCGGGGCAGAACCTGAAGAAGAACCGGCAGCGTAGGCGGAGTACCCGCCGCGGAAAAATCGATCCGAACCAGAGCACCATTGGCCACCGTCACCACCACACCGGCCAGCGACCTCGCCGACACATACCGCACCACAGCATCCCGCTGCGCCTGCGTCGGCATATTGTTGTTCGGCCCCAGAACAAAAATCGTCACCGACGAAGCCGACACCGCGACCGCCTTGGCATCCCCGATACCCGGCACCGCAAGAGCCAGATCCGCATAGTCCTTCGCCGACACCGCACGCCCCAGCGTCCGAAACAGCCGCGGAGCATTCCCCCGGATCTGCTCAGTCGACTCCGCATCCGCCCCGCCGGCCATCGAAGAAGAAGCCTTGATCTCCACCCCCGACAAAGCTTCCGAGAAATCACGGATACGCCCCGACGGAATGTTCCCGTACGCCCCGCCACCCGTCCGGTACGCCGCACAGATCCGCAAGCCCGGCGGAGGAATCGCACCATCGGAACCGTCACCGAACACCACGTGCGTCGTACCGCGGTCGTCCGTGAAGGCCGTGAAAATCTGCGCGTCCGCGTCGGCGAGAAGAAAGTCCTGCCTGCGCACCCACTCATCGCCGGCGACCCCGTCGTCCACGAACACGCGCACCGTGTCCAGCAGCACCGGGCCCTGGGCGAGGGTGAAGTCCTGGCTGAGCTTGCCGTCCGAGACGCCGATGTCCTCCACCAGCACCGAAACACCCGTGGTGGTGTCGCTGTCCGGATACAGGGACAGCAGCCGCGAGCCCTGCGTACGGCCCTCGACCACCTTCACGTTCGTCTCCGATCCCGCCGCCGCCGACACCACCGCGTCGGCCGCCGTCTCGTACACCAGCGGCGAGTCGTACGCCTCCATGAACGAGGTGATCACCCGCGTCCCCGCAGGAACCGTCACCGTCGTCGTCTGCCCCGGCGCCGGAGCCAGCGTCACAATCCCCGAAGCCGGAATCGCCACATGCGGCTCATAACCGAGCTGCCGGGCAATCGCCACCACCGAAGACCGCTGCGTAGCCGTCAGCAGATACGCCTCGTCCTGAATCCTGTCTTGGTAGAAGCTGACGATGTCCCCGAGATAGGAAAACATCTCGACCAGCATCACACCGAAGTCAGCCGGCGACCTCGACGTCCACTCGGGAAAAACCTGCGTAGCGTACGCCAGCAGCGACTCGCGGTACCCCGTGTAATCCCGCGAGGTGTAATCCACCTGCGCGAGAATCCCCGTATCGGCCACCGCACACTCCCTCGAATCCTTGGCAGGAATGAGTGAGAAATGAATGCCAGGCTGATCGTCCCAGTCTACGAACACACCCCCCACACGCCGGTAATCTCCGCTACCCTGTCGCCGTCGGCGGCCTGGTGTACCCGGGTGTCAGCGACACGGTGCCGCCCACCCCGATCCGCACGTTCCTCGCTGCCGTGTTCCCCGACCCGGGCGCAACGTCAGCTCGCGCCACCTGGACGCGTACGTTCACCAGCCCCAGCTGCTGGTTGACGTCCGTGTCCACCGCGACGATCCGCGCGGTCGGCTCCCAGAACGCCACCCCGTCGGAGATGGCCTGCTCCAGCTCCGCCTTCGCCGCGTCCGCGGGCAGGAACAGCTGCTGCGACGTCGGCACCCCGTAGGACGGGCGCATCACACGCTCCCCAGGCTGTGTGGAAACCAGCGTGTGCACCCGGTCCAGGACCATCAGGAACTCGTCCGTCGTCGTGGAGACCCAGCCGTTGGCCGTCACCGCAAACGGAATCCTGGCGGTGACCGTGTCCACATCCGGGATCGGGCCGCCCGGCGCGAAGACGCCCCGCGACGGAAGCGGCCTGACCGGCAGCCGGTCCGGAGGCAGTGCCAGCAGCGGCAGCTTGTACAGGGCCAGGACGCGTCGGCCCGGCGCCACGTCCCCCACCGAATACCCGAACCACAGCTCGGGCCCGGCCGGCCCGTAGAACACGTTGTACGCCTCCGGCTCGCGCACATCGAGATCCGGGTCCGCGCCCTGGAAGACGCGCTCGACGAACCGGCCGTCCAGGCGCACCGCGCCCAGGTACTGGTTGCCCGGCGGCTTGTTCCCGTCGACCCCGTAGGCGTTGCCTTCCTGGAAGTACAGGTACTGGCCGAACAGGCACATCGTCTGGAACGTCCCCACCCGGCCCACGTCGGGGAACTCCGACAGCGGAACGAAGTTCCCGGCCTTGAAGTCGTCCAGGTCGAACAGCGTGTACGAGATCCCCTTCGCCGGCGGGGCCTCGGTGTGCCGCACCAGAATCCTGCGCGTGGGGATGTCGATGGCGTTGAGGACGACCCGGTCCCCAGACACCGGGTCGAACTTCTGCACTGCCGCGTCCGAGGACGTCACCACCGCCCCGTCCACGAACTTCGTGCGCCCGACCTTCGTGCCGTACCCGTACGTCCCGTACCGCACCGCGGCGGCCTCGGTCCACAGGTACACTTCGCCGCCGAACACCTCCACGCCCAGGCTCGTACCGTGCCCCATCCCCAGCAGGAACATGTGCCCGGTGATCACCCCGGCCGCGTCCAGCCGGGTCACACAGATGTCTCCGTCCGCGCCGCGCTCGGCGTACGTCTTGGCCTCGCTCTCGCCGGGGAACTGACGCCCTCCCTGGATCACCTGTGACACGAACATCGTGTCATCGAGACGGTTGAACGCGATCTGCTGCGGCGCCCCCACCTCATGCAGGATGAACGGGTCCATCACCTTCTGCGCCTTGGCCTGAAGGTCGAACCGGCGCGTCGAAGGAGTCTCCGGATCCGGAGCCAGCACCTCGAACGCATACAGCACGATGCGCCGCGCGCCCGCATCGCCCAGGGCAAACCCGAGAACCAGCTGCATGCCGTCCGCTGTCGAGCGGACGGCCAGCGTCTCCGGCTCCCGGTACTCCAGCTGCGGCTGCTGCACCTGGTGCACGCGCTCCACCAGGGCGCCGGTGGACACGTCGGATACGACCACGTACGTGTTGCCCGGCGCGAGGTTCCCCGGGTCCACGTAGTACGAGCCCTCCAGCTCGTACAGGTAGCGGCCCCACAGCACGAAGTTGTGGTAGGTGTTCCCCGCCGGGATGTTCGTCGCGAACCCGGAAATCGGCGCAAAGTCCCGGGCGAGGAAATCCCCCAGCGCGTACATCAGGAAGAAGCGCCCCTGATTGGCGTCCTTGTAGTGCACGATGATCCGGTTCGTCGACACGTCCACGCTCGCGGTGACGCGCAGCATCCCCGGCACCGGGTCGTAGGACTCCACCGGCACACGGAACCACTGCGGGGCCGGCGGGTCGGGCTGCGTGATCGGATCGTTGATCCGCGAGTTCCCCGAGTCGACGAGCCCGTTGTCGACGAACCGGAACCGGCCGACCTGCGTCCCCCACGCGTAGGTGCCGTCCCGGACCGCGGCTGTTTCCATCCACAGGAACGTTTCGTCCTCGACCGGCTCCGCGGTCACCCCCCACCCGTGCCCGGCCCCCCGCACATACATGCGTCCCGTCTGCGCGCCAGCGGCGTTCAGCCGGGTCACCATCAGGTCACCGCGCTGCTCGCGGATCGTCCCCGACAAGGCTGCGTCCTCGTCGATCAGCTTCACGCCGCTGGGCATGATCTGCACCACGAAGATGTGCCCGTTGACGCTGTCGAACGCCGACGACTGGTGCACCCGGGCGTTACCCGGGATCGGCTGGTCGGCCAGGACCGTCGACCAGGTGGACTCCAGATTGAACCGGCGCGTAGTGGGGACTGCCATGAAGGTCTCCTCCTAGATCTTCCGGTACCGCAGTCCGGACATGAACACCGACACCGGCTGGGTCTCGGGCGCCACGTCCTTGACGATGCGGAACTGCACCGTGCCGTCCTTGACGATCCCCACCCGCATGTACGCGCCCAGCACCGTCTCGTACGTGGATGTCGATCCCGCTACCGCGTACGCGTCGTTCGCCGGCGTCCACCCGTTGGGCAGCTTCGCCACCGACCTCGTCCCCGCCGCCGGGACCACCGTCGAAGTCACCGCCCCGTCCAGCTCGATCATGCCGTCACCCGTCACCCGCGCCACCGGACGCCCGTAGCGGGCATCGGGATGCGCCGCCCAGCCAGACAGCATCACCAGCGGCTGCCAGCCCAGCTCTGCCCCCTTGGGGAACGGCCAGAACACCGGCCAGTGCACCACCCCGCCCGAGAAGGCGATCTTCACCTGGTCCCCGACCGCGACCGCCCCCGGCACCGCGGGATCGGCCCAGCCGCTGACCCCCAGCCCGGAAACCTGCGGCACCCGCACCCGCACCCGGCCCCGGGCCTCCGGATCCTTGATGTCGGCGATCACACCGTCGAAAGTGCCCCACAGATCCGTCACCACGTACCGTCCATGTACTGGGCCCGCCAGCGGCCGTTCACCAACACCGTCTCCCCGAAACGTTTCAGCTGCGCGGACACCGGCAGCACGATCCGGTCGATCTGATTACGGCCCAGAACCACATCGCACTGGTAATCGGTCTGCACCATGTCGAACCAGTTCGGCTTGAACCGGTGCGTCACCGACCGCACCATCCACGTCCCCGAGTTCTCTGTGCCGATGCCGTTCCCGCCCAGCTCCACCAGCGCCCCCGGCCGCAGCCGCGAGTCCCCGGTCACCGTGCACTGGGACTCCACCCACAGCCACTCCACCTGCGAGGCGATGTTGTTCACCGCCCGGTCGTAGGAAGTCGAAGGCCGCTGGCTCCAGAACTGGGTCAGCAGCGGCGCCCGCTCCCCGGCCCTCGGCGGCTTCGACCGCGGCTGCGTGTACGTCGCGGGCATCAGCTGTCCCGTACGCCGGTTCAGCGACACCGTCTCGTACCGGGCCCGCACACCGCCCACCGGATCCGTCTCGCCGGCCGTCGACTCGAACGACCGCAGGGAATTGAACGAGCCCTGCGCCTTCCACAGCTCGAACTTCGGCACCCTGGGATCACCCGTCGGCTGCGCCACGTCCCTGGACACGAACCACAACGCCGTCTCATCCACATACACGCGGTAGCCGACGTAGTCGCAGATCTCCGACAGGAACGCCCAGTCGGACGTGACCTGCATGCGCTGCTCGAACCTGACCGAGGAGGTCTCCACGCGCGGCTGGAGGCTGTGCTCGAAGGCGATCTGCCGGGCGATGGCCGACAGCGTCGTGGCCGGCCACAGCCGGTTCTTCACCGACTGCATCGTCATCGACACGCCCACCAGCGTGTACCTCACCGTCAGCTGCACGATGTGCAGGAACGAAGGGTGCCGTTCGGAGTTCACCACCTGGGCGCTGGCCACGTACCCGTAGAAGTTCGCCGACAGATTCGACTGCAACCCCCACTTGAAGTGCACCGCCGTGGCGTCGGTCCACACCGAGCCACCGGGCTGCCACCAGTCCTGCGAGGGTATCGTCGCCGGATAGTGCTGCTTGAGCGTCAGCTCGGCGACCTGGTGGGCGTTCTCCGCCTGGTAGAGGACCATCTCCTCTATCCAGTCGTTCGGCATCATCACCGGCTCGACCAGCGTCAGGTGCGGAACGTAGCGGTCATACAGTGCCACGGGGCACCATCACCCTCGACCCCGCCGGCAGCTGCGTCCAGTCCAGCACCTGCGGATTGGCCTCACCGATCATCCACCACGCCTCAGCCACCCCGTACGCACCCGCAGACACGGTGTCCACCCGCGAGAAGTCACTCCACAGGTGATCGCTCACCACCAGGTTCTGCACCGCGGGCGGCCGGCGCAGCACCATCACCTGCTGCCTTCCGCGCCGGTCGGTGACCTGAGCCGTCCCGTTGCGCTGGTACCTCGACGTCGCAGAAATCATCGCGCCACTCCTGCCGGGACAGTCATCAGGTCAATGTTCACCGTGAACGCACCACGGGTGGGAGCCATCCGCTGCGTGAAATGCGTGTACGTCATGCTGATGCTCGTGACGTATCCGAAATAGCGCATCGACGAGTGCGCGGGAAGCTGCCGGTAGATCGTCGTGTTCCGCGGGTTCATGAAATTAACCCACACATACCGCAGCTGCATCACCCCGAGAAAATCACCCGGCTTCGGATTCCCGGTGTCCGTCGTGTCCTCGGCCGCCGCCGTGGGCTTCTCGTTCATGCCGACCATGTTGTAGATGACATGCGAATCCGCCAGCACCCCCAGATCCCCTGCCCACGTTCCGTGCTGACTCGGGTCACTCATCTCATAGGTGCGGTCGAACAGCAGGCTGAAGCTCAGAGAACCACCGGTCAGGCCAAGCAGCTTCGCCGACCCCTGATCCCCCAAGTACATGCCCGGCACCGGCCGCGACTTCGCCCCCAGCGCATAGTTCACCGACACCGAAGAAGGGTTGTACCGGAAGAACAGCCAGTACTGCGACTTGTTCTCCCCGGCTGTAAGCGGCTCGCCGTCAGTCTTCGTGGCCGTCTTCATGTACCCCCGGTAAAGGAACTTCTCGAAACCGTCCTGCTGAAGCGACGGAAACGAATCAAGCCGCGTGTCCTCCATCGGATTGACCCGAAGATCCCACGACGCCACAGTGCCCTTGTTCATGCCACTGGAGCGCGGATCATCCGGACGCACATACTCAGGGTTCTCACCAGGATGCGCCATGCCTACCACCCTCCAAGCAGCGACTTGATCCGCTCATCCGCAGCGATAAACGACACAAACTGCTCCGCAGCAGACTGCGCGCCCTCAGCAGAAGCCGACGGCATATTGATCACCACAGACCCCTCGCTGAACGTCAACGTCACCGCAGCACCCCCAGCGCCCCCCGACGGCAGCCCCGCATACGCCTGCTCACTGAGCGCCTGCCGCACCGTCGAAGCCTGCTCACGGGTCAGCACCATCTCCCCGCCGTGCAGCTGCGCCACCTGCTCGCCCGGAATCTCCCACGCGCCGGCCGTGTACCAGTTCCCGACGTCCTTGCCGTTGATCGGCACCCGGGCTTTCCAATGCGCCAGCGCCTTCGACGGAGAACCGTACGCCCCCCGGATATAGTTCAGGCCCCACGCGATCTGCTTCTCCGGAGAATTCCGCCACGCATCGTTATTGGTTTCCGGGTACAGATTGCTCATCGCCTGCGGAATCCCGTACGCGTCAGACCCCGGGTTGTCGGCGTTGTGCCTCCAGTTCGACTCCTTCGTCCACAGGTCGAACAGCGCATCCCACTCCCCGCCCGTCCAGCCGTACGGAGCAGCCGCAGCCATCGTCTTGCCCAGCGCCGCGTTCCCCGACGGATTGTCCGGCGCCGGCGCCACAGACTCGCCCGCGTCGCTGTTCTGATCCGACACGTTCTGCGGGCCGCCCGAACCACCACCACCTCCGCCGGCGAGGGCAGCAGCAAGGATGTCCTTCTCCTCACCGCCCCCGGACGCACCCCCGCCGTTCCCTCCAGGCCCCCACGACTTCGTCGCGTCGTTCTCACTGCCCCCCAGCAGGCCCGTGGCCCGGTCACCGCCGGACATGATGCGCTTGGCGTGCGTGTACTTCCCCGACCAGCCGATCGGCTTCTCCACCACCCCGTACTGCGGGCTGGACGCCTCCACCACGCTCCCGTTGCCCGCGTACAGGCCAACGTGGGAGTTGTCCCCGTAGAACACCAGGTCACCGGGGAGCAGTTTGTCCAGGCCGACCTCGACGCCCTCCTTGACCTGGTCGTAGGTCACCCGCGGGATCTTCTGCCCGATCGAGGCAAAGGCGTGCTGCACGAGGCTGGAGCAGTCCCAGGCGTCCGGTCCGGTCGCACCCAGGATGTACCGCTTGCCGACCTCGGCCCGCGCGGTTGCGATGACCTTGTCCATGTCACCCGACACCAGACCGGGAGCCGACTGATCCTTCCGGCCCGGCACACCCGCATGGTCGGGCTCACCCAGCGTGCGCTGCTTGTTCTGCTCCTGTCCCATACGCTTGCCGAACGTCGCCGACGCACCGCCTCCGCCCTGACCACCCGGCGGAGAATTCATCGCCGCGCCCAGGTACGTTCCGAGAATAGGGATGGAGGCAACACCCTTCTGGAACCAATTACTCTCCTCCCCGCTCGATTCCGTAGACCACCCTTCCTTGCTGAACAAGTTTCCCTTGATGTTGTTCCACGCCACCGCCCCCTTACCGACCAGCCCACCCTGCTCGCCGGCCGCCTTGTACTTCGCGAACGGCTCCAGCACGGGTTGCAGCATGTCCTTGATCGCGATCGTCGCATGCGCGGCGTCCACCAGAGCGTTCTGCACGCCACCGGAAGCCGCCAGCATGTGCTCGCGTTCCTTGCCCCGCTTCCGGTACTCCACATCGACCGCGGTCTCACCGAAATCCTTCAACCCAGGCGTCTGCTGAATCTTCTGACGGGCCGCCTTGGCCTTCTTCTCATCCTTGCCGGCCGCGTCCGTGAACAGCTTCTCGACGTCCGTCTGACTCAGGTCCGGGAACTGGTCCGCGACCTTCTTCTGGTTCTCGATGGTCTTCACCATCGCCTCGGCCTGGGTGGCGTCCATCCCCAGCTCGGAAGCGAACGTGTCGATGTTCTGCGACAGATAGCCGCCCGGCCGCAGAGCGTTCGCCAGGTGCTCGGCGTTGATCTGCCGCAGGTTCGACACCCCGAACGTCTGCGTGGCCAGCCGGGCCGCCATCGTCTGCGTGCCCACCACGTTTCCGCCGACCTGCCGCGACGGCCCCAGCCCCATCGCCAGCGACGTGTAGAACCCCTGCCCCGAACCGATCTTCGTCTGCATGTCCAGCGCGCCCGACGCCCCCAGCCCCGGTGTCCCCATCGCCAGCGCCGCGGCCTCGTTCATCATCCGCGGACGCTGCTGGGCGTTGTAGTTCCGCATGAACCCCGAGCCGGCCGAGAAAAGATCCTCGTTCGACGTCGCATAATTCTGCAATCCAGCGTCGAACAAAGGCTGAGCCGCAGCCTTCGCCCGCGCACCCATCGTGGCACCCGCCACCGGCTGCATACCCATCGTCCGCTGGTAGAACTGCGACTGGGCGAACGCGAAGTTCCGCTCATACGGAGCCCCCGCCGACACCGCCCCCGCAGCAGCCCCCAGCGTCTGCCCCACCGCCGCCATGCGGTTCATCCGCACCTCGGCGCTGTGCTGCGTCTCCAGCTGCTGCCGCTGCGCCGTCATGTTCGACCGCGCGTGCAGGAACCGGTTCGTATCCAGTTCCCGGTCCGCCTCCAGCCGCCGCACGCCGATGTTGTAATCACCGCGGCTGATCTGGCCCGCCGCCAGGCGTCCGCTCAGCCGGTCGTGGTCCTCCCGCGCACGCCTGCGCGCCTCAAGAAAGGACTGCGAAGCGATCGACTGCTGCCGGTCCAGCTGCTCGGACCGCGTGGTGTAGTACTGCTGCCCCCGCCCATGCTGCTGGCCCAGCCCGCCCAGCGCCCCCCACGGGGAGCCCGACGCCCCGCGCGACATCCCCTGCGTCAGCTGCGAAATCGCACGCGTCAGCTGACCCATCTGGCCGGCGAGCTGGTTGGTGCCGACGATCTGCGGGTTGCCCTGCTGGGGGCCGGGGCCCGGTACGGGATTGCTCACGCCATGCTCCTCTCCGCCCTCCACAGGGCCACAGCCACCCAATGCCTGCGCTCACGCACCGGCAGCGCCCTCAGCACATCCAGCGGCCACGAGGGATACGCATCAGCGACCAGCTCGATCTCCTCGTACGCGCGCGCGTAGTCAGAAGCCGCGAAACAGCACCCCGAGATTGATCGGGAGGGGGACCTCCTCTCCGCACGTCTCGTGCGTCCACACCGCCTCCCCGTACTGCGGGCCCGGCTGGCTCTGCACCAGCCACCGCACCAGCACCCGCCGGTCGGCCATCGACATCCGCTGCGCGAAGTCGTTGCGGACCTCCTGCACCCCGTCCGGGAGCCGCAGCCCCAGCACACACCGGTTGAGCATCTCCGAGTTCACCTTCGCCGCGGAGGCGCCCTTCATCTTCATCGCGTGCGCCTGGTCGGCCCCGTTGGGAATCCGCACCCTGGCCACCGCACCGCCGGCCAGGGGAACCTCGTAGAACTCCTGCTGCGGGTCCTCCATGCGCCGCACCGGCAGGTCGTCCAGGTGGTAGTCGAGGTCGGTCAGCTCCCCGCAGTTCGCGCACGGCAGCTTCTTGTACTCCACGAAGTCCCCGAACGTCGCGCGCCTCACCGCCAGGAGCAGCTCCTCGCGCTCTCCCATGATCAGCTCGGAGGCGACCTGCCGGTTCATCTCCACCGCGCCGATCCCCACCACGCCGCGGACCAGGGCCGTCTCGAACGCCTTCAGCTCATCACCTCCCGCGGCCTCGATCGCTTCCTCGTCGGCTCCGTTCAGCTCCCGCAGCTCCGCCTCGCAGTGCCAGGTGCCGCCGCGCAGGATGCCGTGCTGGAGGATCAGGTGGCGGGAGGAGGGAGGGGTGATCTGCGGGCGCGGAATGTTCTTGGCGTCGGCGAGAACCTGCTGGGTGGCCGCCATCGCGGCCTCGGGGTTGGTCAGGCCGCTGATCGCTTCGCCGCCGAAGGCGTTCCAGTCCGGGAGGGTGCTCGGGCTTGTCACGTGTAGGGTTCCTTTTCTCGTCTAACTGAACAGGGCTATCGAATCGGGTCCGGTCTTGTCTGCGATCTTAAAGTCCCAGCCTTCATGCGCGAGAACCACCTGGCTGATGGCAATTCCGTTGCCGCCGGCGTTGAGGTCGGAGAAATTCAATGCCTTGGGCCAGCAGTTGTAGAGCCGCCACCCGGCTTTGTACGGAGAGTTGATCGAGGTGATCGGGTGGTCGAGGAGATAGATGTCGACGGTCGCCCTGAAGTCCGTGCCCTTCGAGTTCCCGCCGACGCCCTGCATCACCTGGAACACACGGGTCATCCACGTGTAGATGTAGGAGTCCCCGAGGACCAGGCCGCGGGAAAGGGTGACGTCGGAGTACGTGGCCTGGAGGGGCATCTGCTGCACGGTGGTGTTCATGCCGCCCTGCCGGTAGGCCGTCGACTCCGCGGAAATCGACAGCCCTGACACCGACATGAACCCCAGATTGCCTCCGTTGTAGTTCCCCGAGTTCTTCGCGCCCTGCTGGCTGATGATCACGCGGAACTTGAAGTTGCGCAGGGGATCGACGTCGATGTTCGAGAGAGAAGAACTCTGGGAAGTCCAACCCCACTGTCCCGGCATCGTCACACCTCCGCTCGGCTCCGTCGGTCAGAAGGAGACGGCTTCCCTCGGCCCGAAGTTCTTCGCGATCTTGAAGTCGAACCCCTCATGAGCCAGGGTCATCTGCTGCAACTCGACCCCGTTTGCCCCGGCGTCCAGGTCACCGAACGCCATCGAGGTGACCCACGCGTTCCAGATCCTCCAGCCCGCCTTGTAGGTGACCTTCTCCGACGTCACCGGGTGATCGATGATGAACACATCAACAATCGCCCGGTAATCCGTGTCGCCGTTGTTGCTGCCATCACCCCCCCGCGTCACCTTGAACAGCTGCTGCACCCAGTTGAAGAAGTTCGTGTCACCGCAGATAAGACCGCGGGACAGCGTGATCGGAGCGAAGTCACTCTGCCCGGCCATCTTCTGCGTGGTCGTGTTCATCTCGCCCTGCCGGTACACGATCACATCCGTCGTGATCGAAAGACCCGACACCGACATGAACCCGGCCCGACCCCTTCCACCGGCCCCCTTGAACGCAATGTGCACGTGGAACTTGAAGTTCCGAAGGGGGTCCGTTTCGATGTTCGCCAGCGAAGACTTCTGCGTCGTACCAGTGAGAGGCACTGCTCCACCTCATTTCCGTGAAGGCCGCCGGAAACGAATAGCAACGAGAGGCGGAGACCAGTTACAGCTGCGTACCGTTGCCGCCCGCGACATCCGAGGCGGTCAGACCTCCCTGGTACTGGGAGATGTCGATGACGATGAACTCGGCCGGCGACGCCAGAGCGACACCCACCTTCACGTGGATTTCCCCGTTCGCCACCGTCTGAGGCGGATTGTTGCTCTCGTCGCAGATGACGAAGAACGCCTGCTCGGGCAGCGTCGACTGGAACCTGCCCGCCTGCGTCATCGTCATCAGCTGCTGCGTCACCAGCGTCGTGATCTGGTGCCACAGATCCGGACCATTCGGCTCAAAAATGGCGAACCTGGTCGTACGCTCCAGCATGTCCTCCAGGAACACCAGCATCCTGCGCACGCTGACGTACCGGTCCGGCATCCCCATGCGCAGGGTCCGCGCGCCCATGATGCAGAAACCCACCTGCGGGATCGGACGGCAGACGTTGATCCCCCGCTCGTTCAGCCTGTCCAGCTGCTCCAGCGTGAACAGATGCTGCACCCCGACCACGCCCACCAGCGGGTAGTCCACACCCGCCGCCGCCCTGTTCGGGCCCACCAGCGCGTCGGCGAGCGCGTACTGGCCCATCACCGCGCCGCCCGCAGGCAGCAGCCGCATGCTCGTCAGCGACGTCCCCGCAGGGTCCGCCACCGCCAGCCACGGCCCGTACACCGCAGCCCACGACGTCGAGGCCGGAAGGGTGCGCTCATACTCCGAGACCACCGTCGCCGTGTCGGGCCGGTCGACGTTGGGGACGTCCACCACCATGAACGCACGCCGCCGCTTCTCCACCCACTTGACCGCGGCGTCGATCTGCGTCTTGTCCGGCACCCCGTCGTTCACACCGGTCATACCGCACAGGTTGATCAGCAGCACGTCGTGAATCGAGCCGAAGCCCTTCTCCAACGCAGCCGCCAGGTCCGGCGCCGGGGTATCGGGGTTGTCGGAGTCCTTGCCGCCCGCGAACGGGTCACGGCCCTGGGTGGACTCCAGCGACCACGAACCGTCCGGAGTCGGCGACGTACCCGCCACCGGCGTCGCCGGCGGCAGCAGATTCTTCGCGCTCACATAGTTCGAACCGCCCGTAGGCGAGTTCATCATGCCGATCACATACCGCGGGTCCGCCGGGTGCAGCGACACGTCCTGCCACGTCTCCACGACCCGCGCCGTGTCCGCCGCCTCCCCGTAGGAGATGACCACGTGCGCCCGCGTACGGTCCGCCGGATCCCACGACCGCGTCACCTCCACCCACAGCTGGTTGCCGTAGGCGCCCTCACCCTTCGCCGTCAGCTCCATCGCCGGAACGGGCGTGTTGTTCGGGCCCGTGGTGAACACCGGCACCGGATCCTGCTTCGGACCCTCCGCGGTCCCCTTGAACGGCACGATCTCCACCCGGTACTCGGTGGCCACCGACAGGCCGGTGAACGTCACCTCCGGCTTCGTCGTCCCCACCTGCGGCACCCACACATCCCCCGGCTGGATCGGAGTCTGCGAACCCGCCAGGAAGAACCGCACCCGGTAGGCATCCACCGCGGCAGCAGGCAGCGCCGTCCACGTCAGCCAGATCCCCTTCGCCTTCGCCGGGAACTTCTCCGACAGGCCGGCGATCGGATTCGGCGGCGCCGTACCCGTACCCGTCGGCGCCTCACCCACCGGGGTCTGCACCCAGTCCGGCGGCAGATCCGGAGGATTCGGCACGTTGATCAGCGTCGCCTTCGCCGCCACCGCCCCCGTCTTCGCCGCCCGCAGCACCCACGTCTGCGCACCGCCGTTGGCGAAATAGTTGTAGACGGAGAACGGCAGGATGTTCAGGCCGTCGCCGAAGCCCCCGTACAGGGCCTGGAACTGCGACCAGGACGAGATCTTCACCGGCTTCGTCGGACCCACCGTGTGCGTACCCACGAACGCCGCAATAGCCTGCCCCGGCGCCGTCACCGGCTCCGGAAGCGGCTTCAGGGTTTCGTTGATGTACACGCCCGGACGCTTGTACAGAAACGGCGTAGTCATGCGCTACTCCAAAGGAACCAGAGGGCCGTCGATGATCTGCTCGACCTCCAGGAACCTCTTCAGCACCGGAGTGAGCATCTTGATCTCGTACAGGAAAATCTCCGCCGAGACCTGAATCGACCAGGACGCGCTGAACAAACGCTTACCGAGTTCGTCCTTCGACTCGAAATACTCAGGGCCGCCCAGGATGTCCAGCCGGCGAACCGTTCCGTCCTCGGGAACGGCCAGATACCCGAACCTGGGAGGAAGAAAATGCAGACTCATCAACTGCGGAGTCAGCTCGATCATGTGCAGTTGCTTGCGCGTGTACAGGTCAACCTGATAGTCGATGTTCATCGGAATCGGAGTCTCCGCGTAGTACGGAGAATCTCCGGGCTTCGTCATGTCCGCCCACGGATCGAACCCCTCAGGCGCGTACCCGATGTGCGTAACACCCCGCGACTCACGCTCCTCGTCCTTCGAGATGCGCGTATGAGAAAGCAAGACCAGCGGATACACGGAATCAGCCAGCTCGTACTCAGGATTCTTGTACCGAACTGTCACTGGACGCCCACTACCGGAGGTCGCGTCATGCACCTTCAGACCCTGGAGCTTACGCTTCAGGGCCCTGTCTTCTGTTTCCAGAAAAGGCATGGGGCACTCCGGTATGGGCGCATGTTTATCGCCCTTCCAGGATGCATTGTCTGCGCCCTCCGCCGTTAATCACGTGACAGTCAGATCCTTGAACAACGGCCGGCATGCAATGTCTAGAAGTGACCCGTTCGAGATGTGCACGTACTGGCCGCGGAACTCAGAGTTTGCTGTCGTCGTTGACACATCCGGCTCCACGTCGGTCCGCGTCAGCGTCACGTCTGTCGCCGTGATGTCGATTCGGAACGTCATCGCTGTCCCCGCTACCGGAACGCCGGCCGCAACCGCGGTGCCGAGCCCCGTACCGGACGCGCTGCCCGGAGTGTGCTTGAAGAGCTGCATCTGACCGTTGTGCCGATACACCATGTGGTAGCCGCCCACCGCCGGATCCGTACCAAACTGATAGCGGCTGTCGTCCACCTTCCCGAAAGCGATCCCGGCGTGCTCGGTCACCGTCGTGGAAATCTGCGGGAACGTCATCGTGAACGTGATCGTCTGCACGTTCTTCGTACCGTCAGCCCCAAGCTCACCGATCAGCGCAGCGCCGGCTACCTGATCGACGTGCGCACTGCCGTCGGCGTCGTACTTCAGCGCCCAGCCACCGGAATATGTCTGGAGTCCGATCTCACCGGGAGACTTGATCCGGCGCCCCCACTGCGTGGCCGTACGAATCCTGTCGGTACGCCGGGCGTAGATTCCCTCCGCGCACATCATTCCCTTGACCCCGAGCCCGAGGTACTTGACCACCTCGGAGCGGCGGTGGATTTCCCAGACGATCACTGTCTTGCCACCGGGCCTCGCCACCACCGCCTGGACGTTCGCATTCGTCATCGCGGTGGGGACACCCCACATCGAGGTGACAGCATCCTTGGCGTCCATGGCAGCCTGCGTAGTGCCGGCGTCCACGTAGACCCAGGTCCGGAATCCGTTGTCCCGCGCCCACTGCAACGAGGCAGTGGAAGCGCCGATGTGCGCTTTCCACACGACGGACTTGTTGGCGTTGGGGAAACGGCTCGTCAGCATCTGCTGGATGGGCGCGATTCCGGATACCTGCTTGGGCTCCAGGAAGATGATCGCCCTGCCGATGTACCGGTTGAGTGCCTCGGCGAGGGTGGGCACCGGCTGGGTCTGCCATCCGGTGCCGAGGTA